TAGGAGTACCATTTGGCTGACAAGGCCTTGGCACCTTACGGTGAGCGTGTGGTGAAACTCGCGACATACACTTTTAACAAAGTCATGTATGTTACCCGTATCATCACTTCGCGAACACACACTAGAGATGACAGTTTCACGTGTCATCAATCCAACTCTATTCCTTTACAAAGGTAGAGGTTTCGGGATTTGGACTCCTAGTCAATGTGTTCAAAAGACTGTTATCGTTAAGATAACATCCCTTTCGGGACCATTTTGAATGAATCAAAAAGCGGACAGTGCTTAACACACAATCTTCCTTTTGGTCCAGAGTTCCTTCATTTTTAGTTCACTAAATTTGAAAGATGATTTGGTCTTAATCATTTTCCGGTTTAAAACTGGTTCTTCACCTAAGAATGCCTTGGATTCAACAAACCAAGTAGCATTTATAGCATTTGAACCAGCAACCGGTTGGGGATGGAGGCGCGAAGTCAAGAAAGGTAAACCTTTCATACTTCGGTTTGCCGCAACAAGACAACGAAGGTCTTTTCCAGTGATCTTCTCTGGGATTGCTCCTTTTCCACCATAGAAACCAGGCCCAAAAAGGGGTTGACGGTCTCCTTTGTTGAAAAGGCACCAACGTTTGTAATGTTGTTTAGCGTAAGACGGTAAAGAGTTGTAGACTTTTCCATCTGCAAGGCTAGTCATGTGTTTCGCATTCATATGCTTAATATCATGTAGCATACCCACACTATCTTCATAGTAATACTGTGAACAAAAAGTGATGAGTTTGTTGGAAAAGTAAGATTTTCCAGGAGTTGGAGTTAAGCCCAACTCAGTGGAGTACTGAGACCATTTATTAAATTGGTCTTTAGTCATCTTACAAAGAGCATCGTCTCCGTTTACACGGAACTTACGATGTCCTAAGGCTGTCGATATAATCGAGCCATTCCAACAGCAGAGGATAGGGAAAGAGAGAAGTGAACCCATCAAAGTTCCACGTGAATGGATGATGTCATCACCTCCTTTGGTACCATAACGTACCTCTCTTCCCAAAGAACATTCATTGATTGCAATTTCTTTCAAACAACGGAGTTCATCACAACCTGACCTGTCTACGATTTCGGCAATAAGCCTCGCAGCGAAGGACCCATCAACACAATCTGTGGCCGCTGAGTAATCAATTGATACCCACTGTCCAGGCAAGTGTTGAGACTCTGAATGTATCTGAGTCATTGACACAAGGTCCATAGGCTTTCTAGTTAAACTAAACTCAGGGAATTTCCCGAGATGTTCACTGATTGCCTGCTGCAAGGGTTGGAGACACTTGAGAACAACAGATCCTTTTGTAATCATACGGATCTTTGCTGCGTCAGGTACTCCAACTGCCACCACGGGGGACTGTCCTTTGTGAATGGCCTTTACATAAAGGCTATCGAAAGCATCTTGTGCTCTCCTTTCACTTAGAACTGAGCCAGAACCACGTTGATACTTTGTTTTATCAACTTTATCGGTTGTGTTACCGATGTTCCTGGCTGTACCGCCTTCGAGGATTGATCCATTTTTCAAAGAGTTTAATTTAATTGTACTCTTTTTATACCAATTAATTGGAAACCATTTGTCAATGATGTCTTTAACGATGTCGTAAGACTTGAATGGTTCAATGGTTGATCCTAAAGCTTTCTTATGTTTTTCAACAGCCTCATCCACAAAAGATTGAGGAAGAGTAGGAAAGCTCCTCTTGAATTGCAAGAGCGAAGAAACCAAACGGTACGTACGGATCGTGGCCTTCTTTTGAGCACCACTTTCCGTCCATCCCCACCTCCGGACATCTCTGATCATTTTCATGATTGTTGAATGTCCAGAGACCCCGAATAGCTTTGGACTATTGGGACGTCTCGAAAGAGCGTCCTTTCCATGAGCAAGGTAGTCGGCATAAAAACCGGACCATTGCTTAAAGCTATTCATCAACTCTGGTATAGTCTGGAATTCTCGTAACTTAACGTTATCGATATTTCCAATGCACTTTTGGATGCAAATCCATCGGTGTTTGACTACTTTAAGAAAAGATTGTGTTTCTAGAACACTATCAACCTCTTGAAGCTTCGAGATTTTACTCTTTTTAGAGAGATTCTCGAGTGCCGCTTTG